AACGAATATTAAAAATAAACCAAAACAATAGACTAACAAATCAATAGGAGGATATATGGATAGTCAAGTAACAACAAAGACCAATGCAGGTGCATTGGCTACAATCAATCTCAGAGCAGACTCTGGTAAAGGTGCAGAGGAAATTAAGTCGGACGATGTTTCAACTCCGATCTTAAAAATTCTTCATCAACTTTCTCCAGAATGTAATGAAAGAGATGCTAAACATGTAAAAGGTGCAAAGCCAGGGATGATTTATTCATCTGGTTTTGGATCTCTAATTGAAAGCGATAAGGGTTTAGATGTGGTGATAGCTCATGCACAGACTAGATACCCTGAATGGCAAGAGCGAGGCGATAGTGCGTCAGCTCCTGTTGGAACTCACATTGAAATCCCTGCTGAAGCAAAAGAAGAAAAGAATGGTAGATATAGATTACCAAATGGTAACTATGTTGAAAAGACAGCTTACTTCTACGTTTTAGCAATGGTAGATGGTGAAGTAAAACCAGCGGTCATTCCAATGAGATCGTCAAATCTTTCTCCAGCTAGAGAACTAAACAATCTGATTAAGAATCTAAGATTCTCAGATGACAAAGGTTCTTTCAATCCTGCATCTTATGCAGCAGTTTATAATTTAAAAACTGTTGGCAGAACAGCAGGTAGTAAAAGCTGGCATGTCTACAAACCATCGAGAGTAAGAAACCTTGATGTCAGTAATAAAGATGATGCATCTATTTATGAAGTTGCACAACAGCTTCAAAAAACTGTATCGAAAGGTGCAGCTAAACCAAAATACGATGCGCCTAAAAATACTGGAGACATAGTATAACCGAGTTACTGTGGAGTAACACTTGCGAGAAGGGCGGCGAAGCTAGCGTGGAACCGCCCTTAATAAAGATATGGAAGAATTTAAAAATTATTTTACAGGATTAACACGAGACTTTGGTTTTTGTAATGTAGAAAATGGCTACATAGATGAGAATACAGGTAAGTTAAAGATCGACCCAGGTGATTATGGCTGGGCTCACAGAGCAATTACAGACGAAGATTATCAAAAACATTTAGACGGCAAAGTATCAATAGGATTACAACCCTGTGATGATGAGGGCACCTGTTCGTTTGGAGCAATAGATGTAGATCCTAAAGATTATTCTGATTACAATATAGGTAAATTTTTAAAAGTTATAGAGGACAAAGAGCTACCGGTCATACCAATTAAATCTAAAAGTGGTGGGCTTCATGTTTATATTTTTACAAAAGAAAAAGTACCTGCAACATTAATAAGAGAGGTATTACAAAATTTATTATTCTTGTTTGGCCTATCATCTAAAACTGAAATATATCCTAAACAAACTAAATTAGGTAAGAATCAAAACGGAGAAAAGACAGTAGGTAGTTTTATAAACTTACCATACTTTAAAACTACAGAACGTAGAGCTCTTAAACCTGATGGTAGTCACATAGAATACAAAGACTTTTTAGAGGTCGTCAAAGTTAATTTACAAACAAAAGAATCATTAAAAGACTTAATAAACAAAAAAGTAAACGATGAACTTACTGGTGGACCCGATGATCTAAAAGATGGACCACCATGCCTCCAAGTTATCTGCAAACAGATACAGGAATCAGGCACCAAATTAAAAGATGAAAGAGATAGATTTTTATTTAACTACATGGTGTTTGCTAAAAAGAAATACCCAGAGTCGTGGGACAAGAAAGTATTACAGGCAGCGAGAGATTTTATACAGTATGATGAAATATGGGGTGATGAAAAAGTAAAAGATAAAATAAAATTTTGGAAGAAAGATACAGCTGGTCATACCTGTTATGATTTACCCATCTCTGCGTATTGTGCAAAAGGTGTATGTATCAAAAGAAAATTTGGTATAGGAAGTAATAGAGATACACACTGGCCACAGTTATCAAATCTAATTAAAATAACTTACAGACCTGAACCAGAATATTTTTTTGATGTGGAATTAGGTAACAACGATGTAGTGCAGGTGCATGCAAAGAACATAAGTCGTATGGATGAAGTAAAACAGATGCGTAAACTGGTAGCTGATAGCACAAGTATCTTCCCACCAATAATAAAACAAAACGAATTTCAAAAAATATTAGAAGGATTGTGGGCAACTAAAAAAGATATGCCACCACCTATAGGAACTAATCCTATAGAAATTTTAAAAGAGGCTTTAATAGAATATGTAAATGGACCAGAGGCAACAACTAACACTGCGTTTGAAAGTGGATCAGTATTAATAGAAGAAGATCATTACTATTTTATATTTCAAAAATTTTATGAAGAATTAAAACGAGGAGACTGGACTCAAAAAAGAGATAGGACAGCTCACTTAATTCGCCAACACTTTAAAGGAGACTTTGATTGCAAGAAAAGATTTCCTAAAGGCGATCATAAAGAATCTTTTCCGCAACTTAGAGTATTAAAATTACCAATAGAAGGATTAGAAAAAGAAGAAACACCAGATGAAAAAGTAGAAATAGAAGATAAAAAGGAGATAGTATGACGAAAAAAATACCAAGCGTATGTGTATCATTACCTGCATATGATCAGATGCACGTCGCAACATGTTTATCATTAATAAAACTTTTTGATAAATTTACTGTGGCTAAGATAAAAGCTACAATTAATACTTTTAAATGTCCATATGTTGGCTATGGTCGAAATGTATTAACAGCTTTGTTTTTAGATTCAGATTATGATTATCAATTATTTGTAGATGCAGATGTAGAATTTGAACCTGACGTAATCGGTAGAATGATTTTATCTGAAAAAGATTTTATTTGCTGCCCATACAGAAAGAAGACACAAGACAACTCTGTAAAGTATTCAGTTAATTTTGAAGACTATCAAAATATAAATATTGATAGTAAAGGAATTACAGAAATAAAAAGAGGTCCAGCAGGTTTAACTTTAATACATAGAAAAGTGTATCAACAATTAATGGCTAAACACCCTGAGTTACATATTAAAAATTACAGTGCCATATCTGAGTCAGCAGCAAAGTATCTTTATAATTTTTGGGATACAGAATTTAAAGACAATACCTGGTTAGGTGAGGATGTAAAATTTTGTGATTTAACAAGAGCAGCTGGATTTAAATTTCATGCTTTAGTTGATGGAGAAACAACACATCATGGAACATTTGGTTACAAAGGAAAATTAGTAGATACATTTCAAAAATCAAATGGCAAAGCTGACTAAAATTTTTGGTCCACCTGGCACAGGTAAGACTTACAGATTACTTCAAAGGGTGAGAGCATATGTTCGAACTGGTACTCCATATCACCAGATTGGATACTTTGCTTTTACTAAAAAAGCCTCTGGGGTAGCGCGTGATAGGGTGGGAGTATCGGAAAAACAAGTTCCATACTTCCAAACTATCCATGCGTTTTGTTTTCATCTCCTGAGTATGAACGAAGAACAAATTATGCAGCCATATAATTACGAAGAGATAGGAAAACTTTTAGGCATTCGCGTAAACTATTCTGATAAATATAATGAAGAACAAACACATTATCTAACGTGTAACAATCCATACTTTCAAATGATAGGTAAAGCTATCAACCTGGACATAGACATAAAAGAATTATTTAATAGAAACGAACATGATAGAAAAGTTATTGATTGGGGTTCTTTGAAAAACATAGCCAGCACTTTAAAAGAATACAAAAGAATAAATGAGATAATGGACTTTAATGATTTAATTAAAACATTAATAGAAAAGGAAGACAAGATTCCAAAATTAAAAGCTATTTTTATTGACGAAGCACAAGACCTATCTCCATTACAATGGAAGTTAGTTGACATATTAAAAAATAAAACTGAACATATGTATCTAGCTGGTGATGATGACCAGGCTATCTATGCATGGGCCGGGGCTGATGTTAATAGATTTATTACAGAACCTGGTAGAGAAATAATTTTAAAACATTCAAGACGTATATCAAAAGCTGTACAACAACAATCTGAAATACCCATTAGTCGTATAGCAGGCATCAGGAAACATAAAAAATATTTACCAAGACCGGTAGAAGGATCAGCGCAACATATAAATAACCTAGGCCAAGTTAATTTAAAAGAAGGTAACTGGCTAATTTTATCTAGGACTAAAAGTAATTTACTTACAATTATGGAAGAACTTAGACGTAAAAATTTATATTATCAAAGCAACAAAGGTAAAAGTTTTACGGTAGGAATTTACAACGCAGCAGTTGCATATACAAAATGGAAAACAGAAGAAGCATTAGAACCCTCAGAAATAAATGATATACGAGATTACATACCCAATGCAAAGTTTTGGAATAAAGACAAAGAATGGTATGATGTCTTTACTGCAGCTCCACATAAAGAAGTTTTATATATCAGAAATATGTTAGCAGATGGAGAAAAATTAAATGGTAAAGCAAGAATATTTGTATCTACTATTCACGCAGCAAAAGGTGGAGAAGAAGATAATGTAATTTTATCTTTACATCAAAGCAGTAAAGTTCAGAAAGGAATTAAACAAAGTGTTGACAAACAAGACGAAGAGCATAGAGTATGGTATGTGGGCATTTCGAGAGCAAGAAATAATCTATATAAATTAAAAGCTAAAAAAGTTATAAAGGAGTATAAACTATGAGTGATGTGTGGGACAAACAACACGGCGGGAGTCACTATCAAAAGTATAAAATTCAACCTAGTAAGTTTGTAGTTGAAAACGAAATATTATATCCAGAGGGCTGCGCAATAAAATATATTATAAGACATAGAGACAAAGGAAAAAAACAAGATTTATTAAAAGCAATACATTTTATAGAAATGATAATAGAAAGGGATTATGGAAAGAATAGGTCAAAATAAAATATTAAATAGTCATGGTGAATGGTTAAAAAATAATGGCTATTACAAAGAAGCTAAAGAATGTTTTAAAAAAGCTGAAGAACTAACAAACAAAAGGAAAA